ACTATAATAGATTCAAATAATTTATCCAAAACAACACCTTTTTTAATCAAATTTGGGGATGCTAGAATCTCTTCTTCCCTTGCTGTCATATACTTAATTTCAATCGTTCCCTTTGAAAGTGGATTAGATTGTGGATAAACTTTACCCTCTGATGGTAATGTTATAACCTCCGTTGGAAAATCGTATTTTTTTTCTTGCATAATAAAACTATATTTTGTATATAGATATATATAATGTTTTTACAAAATAAAAAAATAGTAGAGATTTCTCCCTACTATCTTTCATATTTACTATTTAATCTATTTTAAACCGCTTCAATTAACGAAATTGGAACGATAAACACACCACCACTCTTTACACTTAAAGTGGCTTTGGTTCGGTTAATCTTATTAATAGATAACTCCTTACCAGCCAACTTAGGGTGATTTACCCTAACATTCATACCAACTCTCAACCCCACTTTTTTCTCTAATGAAGCAATGGTTCGTTTTTGTTTAATTAAATCCACTACTAACGAATTAATACTACGCAATTCTTCAATTGATAATTTTGATAATTCTGAATAGTTCATATCTTTTATATTTTATGTTTTAAATTTTATTACAAATACATATTAGCTTCAGCAGCCCAATTCTCATTTACCAAATACCAATAAGCATTGTTTAAGTAAATAATAACATAACCACTATCATTCTCATCTAAACTAATGATTCCTTTTTTAACCAACGAACCCAACGCACCTCTAACACTTTTGGTTGAGATACCTATATCCTCACTTATATCTTTCGCATCTACATCGGAAAAACCCGGTTCAGCGTACAACATTGAAACATAAGATTCCATTACTTTAAGTTCCAATTCGGTTAATTCTACATCAATCATATTTTTCATAACTTATCTCTTTTGATTACATAATAAAGGTAGTAAATATATTTGGATTTTCCAAGCATTTTCTCATATTTATTTTTAATCTCTGGGGTAAAATTTCAAACTCATTATAACATTATCAGGCTTTGTAGCCAATACATCCTCTATATGTTTATTAGCTCTTTCTCTCGCTCCGAAGTGTCCAAACTCCATCACATCATAATAACCAAGCGTTACCTTATAGAGGTGGGTAGGGAACTTACCACTACCATAGTGTACTCTATGTTCAATGTTACTACGTTTTACATTTGGTAGCTTCATCAACGAAGTGATTCGGTTAGAGGAAGCATTGACGGTGAAGAAATCGAAGTCGTTCATATTTTTAGGGGGTTAGGGTTATCTCTCATCTCTTATTACATAGTAAATATAATAAATATATTTGGATTTTCCAAGCATTTTGTAAAATATTTTTAAAAATTTTTTATTGAAAATCAATCAGTTATGACAAAAAAAGGGATACTTTTTGAGTATCCCTTTTGAAATGTATATTGAGAGTAATTAGAATTCCAATATTGCGTAATCGTAAGTTAAAGTTACGGTAATCATTGCCGGGTCAGTTGCATTCGCCCAATCTAATTCACCAAAGTTAGCTTGCGATATAAATGCTCCTTTTAATTTCCATTGTTCAATCTTATCACCTACTGGCCCTAACATATAGAAATCTACATCTTTTTTGTAAAATTCAGCATATCCATCTCTACCTGTCAAAGATTCGTGAGAAGTTCTTACCCACTCCATTACCGCCTGTGCTCCTGATGGAACAATTGGGTCATAAAGAGTGATTTCTAAATCTTGCCACTCACCTTTACCTTTTAACTGTCTTTTGATGTTGATGTGGTCTAATGTTACCTTTTCAAATTGAATTGTAGGTCTGTTACCAGCCTTTACTAAATATGAAGGGATACCGTCAACTTCGAAGATGAAACGATTCTTCATCTTTGGTTCGAAGTTCGTATAGAACATCTCGTTAAATTCTAATACTTCTGCCATGTTATATTAATCTTTTATATAAATATTACTTTTATTCAAATTATACATTAAATGTTGCTCCTGTCGGTAGAATGTTGAAATCAATTGTAATGAATTCCGCAGTCTTTGCAGGTTGTAAGAAGATAGCTCCAGCTAAAATGTTTCTATCTATTACATCTGGTGTATTATTTGTTTCATCCATAACCACTCTGAACGCGTATAAACCTTGTCTTTGTTGAACACTCTCTAAATAAGGGTTTACAGTGTTTAAGAATTTACTTCTAGTTTGTGCAGTATTTTGTTCGAATACTAAGAATCTTGATGTTGATGCTACAAACTTCTTTAAGTTAATTAACAATCTTCTTACATTAATTCTATCTAATGCAGATGCTTTATCTTGTAAAGTTTTCTGTCCGAATGCACTAATACCTTGTCCAGGAAATGTTGCAATTGGGTTTACTTTACTTTCGTATAATGTATCTCTTTCAGATTGCGTTAATCTATTTACTACTTGCACAGCTCCACTAATTCCACCTCTATTCAAACCTGCTGGTGCGAACCATTCTGCACCCAATCTATCATTTTGTGCAAATGTTCCTGCCATTAATACTGAAGGTGGTACTGATACTAATTTATTTGTATTTACATCAATTGTTTTAATCCAAGGGTAGTAAGTTCCAGCATAGTTAGTATCTTCTCCTGCTGCCTGCTCAACTACTTCAGCAATTGTCGCATCTGCTCCAGCGAAATCAGCAATATAGAATACATCTTCTCTCGTTTCACAAACATCAATTGCTTTAGTTGTTACATAAGGATGCCACTGTCTTATGATACCAGGTGTAATTAATAAGTTTATATCAAATTCATCCTGATTTGAAATGGCGTTTAATGCTTTTGCATATGATACTGAGCCTGCTGCTGTTGAGGTGGAGCAATCAAATCCCTGTGTATTAGTTCCATTTATATCTGCTCCCTTTTTAATTGTTACAGTAGGGTTTTGTCCATTAAATCCTCCCTGCAAAGCCACAACAAAGTTTCTTTCTGCGATGTGAGTTGAATTATTTGTTTCCGAAGAACCTGATGTTACATTAATATTATATTCATTTAAAACTGAATTAGAACCACTACCATCTAATGCAAACACTTTATTTGAACCCGTTGTTGTATTTGCAGGAAGAGGTTTGAAATAGTTTTTATTATTTGTAATTGCGTAATCAATACCACTAGAGAATACAGTTGAGTTTAATGATGCGGAAGTGTAAGTTACAATTGGGAATCTAGAAGGAGTTGCCACATTAAATGGAACATCGTATCCAGCATGTCCAAATGGAATCGCGGTTAAAGGATAAGTTCCTTCATCCGCTGTCTGCACTCTTATGTATTTACTTCTATTTAAATAATTACCATTTTCAGTAATCTTTCCATTAGCATCGATTGTAATAGTTCTATCACCGATTCTTCTAGCTATAAAGTTTGGAGAGGTAGGATCTAAATTTAAATTATTGTATTGTTCTAATACACTCTTTCTCTTATCAGTATCAGCATAAGCTCTAATCAATAAAGAGAAAGTTCCAAAATCAGTTCCATTAGATGATTTTATATTACTGATTTGGATTTTAAATCTTGTATTCTCACCTTCGCCATCTGCTAATGTATGTACTTTAAATAAATTGTATCTATTACCATTATATGTTTGAGATAAAATCCAAGGTGTATTTGCTCCACTATATGCAGGTAAATCAGCAGTTCCACTAAAATCTTGTGTGGATGCTGATGCGAAACTTAAAGTAATTTGTGAAAGTGATGCCGCTCCAAAACTAGCACTTAGTGCAGAACCAGCTTCTCTTATATCGAAGAAATTATATGCATATAGTTTCTTTCCGAAAAATGGAGTTTCACCGAATATATCATCAATTGTATTTGAATCTGCTTTAATAACACTAGCACTCACTGCGGTCAATCCTGTTCCCACTACTCTAAAAGCTCCATTAACACCACCTTCTAATAAAGGTGCTACATCATTTGAACTTGTAGCTGGTGCCAAAATAGCTATCGATGCCGATGTTGAACCAGAAGAGGCAATTACTTCGTAAGCAGTAGTTAATGAATAACCGCTTACTCCTGCTACTCTTACTACGGTTACAGCACCTGCATCCCTTAAATAGTTTTGAACCGCATATCCGGTATAATAATCTTTAGGAGTTCCAAAAATAGCCTCATATTCTGCTTGTGTTTGGATTAGGGTTGGTTGGAATGCTGGCCCTTTTTCTGTCGGCCCAACTATCGCCGCACCTATTTGTGATATACCCTGTGGTAAGAAAGAAAGGTCGTTTTCTCTCGTAAAAACACCAGGTGATACAATTTTTTCTGCCATATTAATTCTAATTTAATTTCTTGAGTTAATCTTATAATAAATATTAAAATCCACAACGAAACAACATTTATTCGTTTGTTGGTCTAAATTCTCCGGTTTCCAAATCTATTGTTCCATTACCATAAATTGATTTAAGTTTTTCAAATACTTCGGTTTCTTTCAATTTCAAAGATTCTAAACTCTGGTAATAGGCTAAACTCTCCCCTTCCAATTCGTTGATTTTTACCTGAATCAAACCGATGTTAGCATACAAAGTAGTGTATTCACTTCTGATTTGATTGATTTCTTGTAACTCTTCTTGCGATAACTTTTTAACTTCCATTTTTGTGCGTGTTTATATAATAAAATGTATATGTATAAATATTAGGTTTTTTCACTAACCACATATTTATACCTATTTTCGGAAAATATTTCTGATTATTTTTATCCGTTTCCTGCTGAACCGAATGCCGTTTGTAATCCAGCGAAGTTTAACTTAGCCCTAGCATAGATTGCAGTTCCACTTTTGTAATCGTATGTATTAGAACTATATGAAGATACGTTAGCTAAGACACTTCCAAATCCACTATCTGATGCAATTTGTATTTCATAAGAATAGTTCGCGGTAATTGCAGTTGAACCAGGTGAAGTTACTGCATTATTTGGGGAAAGAGTTAATCTTCTATAAGTTTCACCCCCAATAGTTACGGTTGATACTGATACGGTTGGTGTGGTTGAAATAGAATACCCCGCAAATGAGTTTGCTCCCTTATTATGGGTTACGAATCCATTTACTATGTAAGTATCCACTTCTTCAACGTCTATTGAAACAACCTCTATTGTAGTGTTTTGAACGGTATTTGATACCACATTTACCTCTTCAATACTACCATCTAAATTTACTTTAATAAATCTATCGTTTTCTTGAATTAATCCTAATGGTTTAAATTTGTAAACTTCTTCGTTTATATCAAAAACCATCATAGGGTGTTCACCATTTCCTTTCACCGAACCGCTATCTGTTGTTACAATGTTCCATCTATCCACAAATGTATATGCCACATCTTTAACATATGAATCGACCATTATTCCACCTGCGGTATAATAAGTCCAATCATAAAAGTTAAAATCGGTAAGGGTATCAACATGCGGTGGGTAGTAAGAACGAACTATATCACCCTCTACTAAATCACCCGCTTTCTTTGTCGTTCCATCTGCCATTAAAACATCTTCATCTAAATGTAAACACAATCCACTCGCACCCGCATAATCATCTACATTATAAACAGTCTTATCTTTTACGGTATCATATCCTGTTGCGTGGTCATTAAATGTATCCCTAAATCTTACCGAAAGTGTTCTCGCAGTAGGTGTCGCCAAAGTAGATGAGTTTCCTATTCCATTCGCGGTTACGGTTGGATTATATGGAGGATTTGCTTGAATTGAAAATTCTGCACCTACTGATAAAGACCAAGTAAAGTTATTAGTTACACTACCTATACGGCTTAAAAAACGACTACCTGCATCAGTAAATCCTAATGTAAAAGTTTCACCGGTAGATTCTTTAACGTATGTAAATCCACTTATTGAATCAACCGAATCAATACCGAATTGTGACATTGCTATTGGTCCTGATGTAGTTCCTGCTGCAGAAGATAGTGAACTTGCAGCCGCTGCTGTTGCCACTTTAAGATTTCCTAATGAAAGGGTATTTCCATTTACTCTAGGCATTGTATATATTTAATAATTTTGTTTTCCAATTTGTGTTATCACTAAACTTATTTATGAGTTGCGATTTTAAAGAATTGAACTCTTCAACTTTTTCCTCATAAGATAATTGTATGATACTCTTATAAATATTTACAAATTCTCTTTTACTATCAGTTCTGAATTTATAATTTATATCAACACACCAATCCTCACTTAAAATAGGTAACTTTCCCCAATCCACATTCTGAAATATAGAATACCCAAATGGTTCAGCATTAAAAGCAGAGTGTGAAATTCCCCAATCCATTTCATAATACCTATCACTATATTCGCTCTCAAATTGAATCTTTTTTAACTTCGAAAAATCTAAATCGTATTCCTTTTTCCAAGTTTTTTGAAAAGGTCTTATATTCGTAAACATAAAACCTTCTAATCCATCTAAATAATGTGGATTTTTTCTTACTTCACATCTTGAAGTAAATCCTATTTTATTTGAATTTGATAACTCTTTATTTTGGATAAATTGGTAATAAGATGGTATCGAAACATATCCTTTAAACACATCTTCATGCAATTCATACAATCCTACCCACATTTTATTTTTAGCACCAACTAAAATTTTATTTTCCCATTCCTTCGAATAATGTGGTATCCAACCAAATTGTAAATCCGATAATCCACTTTGAACATAAACTTTAGATAAATCATTATGAATTACATAACTCCATAATTTATCTAAATTTTCTTCTATTAATTCTAATGGTGTATAATGAGCATGTAGAATATTTAATCTTCTACATTCTCTAAATTTTTCTTCAAATATATCTTTATGATTCCCACTTTCATCGTTATACCAATAATGTTCTATCGGTATTTCAAAATTAAAATCAATTGGTTTGTTTCTATAAATAAGTAAAACCGGTTGAGTGTCTAAGTCTTTACTTATTTCACTCAACCAATTATTTACCCAAATATCTACTCCGGTATTGATTTTACCTATTCCTGTGGTAAAATATACATCAAACATTTATTATAAACCTTTTTGTTTCTTCAAATTTTCAATTTCAACTTTCATATCGTTGATGTGAATTTGCTGTTCTTTTATACCTTCAATCAATAAAGCGACTAACTTATCATATTTAACTGCCTTATATCCACTTTCTCTTGTTTGAACTAATTGTGGTAATACTGCTTCAATTTCCTGTGCGATAACACCTACATCATTTCCTTCATAACCATGTTCTATTTTATTTTCCTCTTTCCAATCAAATGTGTTACCACTAATTCTATTAATTTTTTCTAATGGATTTTCAATAGGTTTTATGTTATCTTTAAATCTCTTATCTGAAGATGAATAAGCCACAACATCGTTTGTTGCATCAATTCTACCAGCGGTAGCAGATGCGGCCATCCCAACTCCTAATGAGTTAAACTGAACGTTTGATGAAGTTTCTACTGCTTGTCCAATTGAAATTGTTACGGCACCGGTTCCTGCGCTTACACCAACTCCCGTCCCAGCTACTGCTGAAGTAACACCGGTATTTGTAATTGTTACTGCTCCGGTTGCACCACTTACTGAAATACCTGTTCCGGCAACATTAGAGGTTACACCCGCATTTGATAAAGTTACTGAACTTCCTAATGATACGGCTCCTCCACCACTTAATCCCGTTCCTGCGGTTACAGTCACCGAAGAGTTAGTAAGAGAACCATTACCTATATTTGAAAGTGTATTCGATGCTCCACTAATTGTTTTATTAGTAAGAACTTGTGCCCCAGTCAAAGTAGCAACAGTTGAATCGATTGAAAGAGTTCTTGTTGTAGTTATATCACCCCCTCCTGTCAAACCTGTTCCTGCACTAATAGAAACCGCACTATGGTCAATGTGTCTATTCGCTTCATATCCCGTTGTTGAGTTATGAGCCACTTGTGATGAACCACTAAATGCCCCAATCGCATTACCAATTGTTGCCGCAGTAATCGTTCCACCCAATGATGTTGATTGCCCCGCGATTGTGATTGAGTTATTAGTTAATCCAATTGTAGGAGTTGCTCCCTCACCACTATTGTTTGAAAGAGTTATATTTGTTCCCGCTACTAAACTTGCTACATAATCGCCCGTTGTATCAGTTCCTAATACTACGGAATTAGCCTGAATCGTAGCTACACCATTTGATGCAATTAATACATCTCCACTAATTCCAGAAAAAACTTGTGATGAACCGGATATTACACCTTCTGCATCTAATTTAGTTTTTACTCTTGTATCAGTATAGTATTTGTTTGTTACACCTTCAACCAAATCATCAGTATCAACCGATGGTAAAGTTGTTATTTGTGCTGAACCAGAGAATACACCGGTTCCACTTAATATGGTAACCGCTGATATAGAACCTCCTAACGAAGTTGCATTTCCTGCAATCGTAATAGAGTTATTAGTTAAACCAATAGTTGGAGTAGCACCCTCACCACTATTATTTGAAAGTGTTATATTTGTTCCTGCTACTAATGATGCCACATAGTTACCTGATGTTCTTGTTCCTAATACTATATCACCGGTTGTAGATGCCACATCAATTTGCGAAGATCCGGATACTAATGTTGTCCCACTCGCTACAATTGAACCGGTAATTACAACATTTCTACCTAATCCTATTCCTACTCCATTATCATAAATGGTTGAATTAGCTAAATGATGCGTTCCAGATCCCATTGGTAAATAACCATTTGCCAAATAAGTTGGAGAACCCTTTGTAGTATATTCCGGATGGAAAATTATTGCTCCATAATCAACACCTTCAGATGATGAATATTCATAACTCCAATCATTAGCTTCTCCATCAAAGAATAATGATGCGGTTGTATTTGAACCCGAATCATAAACTGATAAACCAGCATATCTAGATGAAGGTGTATTTGCGTTTACTACAACGAATGCATCTCCAATTATTTTCGCACTACCAGTTGTAGATTGAATATAAGAAAACGAACCCGTTCCATTTATAATCACATCACCACTAAATGTTTTTGTTCCACCGATAGTTTGATTACCACTCGTTCTAACAACAGTAGAATCAACTGCTACATCATTTGCATTTACCGTAATACCATCTCCAGCTCCAATATCCAAAGTTCTAGTAGAAGAAATATCTCCTCCGCCTGTCAAACCTGCTCCAGCAGTTATAGATACCGAAGTATGGTCTATATGTTTATTAGCGGAATAATTTGTTGTTTGATTGTGGTCAATTTGAGATGACCCACTCACTACACTTATTCCATTAAAGAAACTTCCACTATGAATGGCTGTTCCACTTAAAATTTGAGAACTTCCACTTATTACACCTTCCGCATCTAATTTGGTTTTGATTGTTGTGTTAATTGATGCGGTGAAAGAGTTTAAAGAAGAAGTCGATGTATTAACTGATGAAGTGAAAGTATTAATTACAGAACCAGTCGCAATCACACTTGCACTAAATGAATTTAAACTTGCAGTCGAAGTATGGATTGCATTAATATTTGTTGTATTAGATGCAGTATAATCATTTAAAGAAGATGTTGCAGTAAATAAAGCAGTATTTCTACTATCTTGTGAAGCCGTATAAGAATTTAAACTACCACTAGCAGTTTCTAATGCCGTTAATTGTAAAGATTGAGTTGCATTAACTCCCGCAGTAGAAGAAGTAAATGAATTAAAATCGTTTCTAATACTTCCACTCGCAGTTTCTAATGAGTTTAATCTATTATTTTGAGTATTATTAGTTGAATCATTAGAAGCAGTATAAGTGTTCAAACTTGCAGTTGTATTCTCTAATGTATTTAATCTTACATTTTGTGCATTTTGTGCTATTTGTTGAGATGCAGTTGTGCTATTTACACTCGCTGAAAAACTTTCTAATCCATCTAATCTACCATTTTGTGATGTGTTAGTTGTATTGTTAGAAGATGTGTAAGTATTAAATTCATTTGCCAATACTAATCTGTCTTCGTTTCCGGCTGCTCCTGCTTTCCAATAATCATTTGTAGTATCCCATAATAAAGAACCTGATGTTGTTGTTCCACCAGTAGCATCTCTTACGATTATACCACCATTTGTAGCACCTGTTCCATTTAGGGAGATTATATTATCTCCTATGTCTACGGTTGTAGAGTTGATTGAAGTAGTTGTTCCCTTAACTAAAAGGTCTCCTTTCAATGTTACTGAAGAACCAGTAAATTCAATTGCATTTGCTACTGATGAAGAAAAAGTTAATAGGCTACTACTAACACTTTCTAATGAACCTAACTTATTATTTTGAGTTGTATTAGTAGCATCATTTGAAGCAGTATAAGTGTTTAAACTTGCTGTCGTAGCTTCGATTGCAGTTAATCTACTATTTTGGGTTACATTAGTAGAATCATTAGATGCAGTATAAATGTTTAATGAAGAGGAATAAGTATGGAATGATTGTTCCAAACTTCCAGTTTTTGTTTCAATCGCCGCAACTCTACCATTTAAAGAAGCAGTAGTTGTTTGGATACTATCTAATCTACTATTTACCGATGCACTATATTGTTGCGCGTTTCCTAAACCTGCAATTGTCGAACCACTTACTTCTCCACTTACTTTAAAATCACCACTAGCATTTGATGTTAATGTACCAACTACTGTGTTTGTTCCTGGATTTACAATTTTAATAGATCCGGTTGAAATATATAAATCTCTCCATGCATTTGTGACACTACCTAAATCAAAAACGTTGGTTTGAGAAGGAATTAAAGATGAACTTAAATTTGCATTTACAGCAACGGTATCAGAGGTTTGATCACCAATTGTAATATTACCACCTAATACTAAATTTCCTTTAATTTCCGCATTATTTGTAATATGTAAATTCGATGCTGAAACAAATGATGAAGCTGATAATGAGTTTACCACTACGTTTGAACTACTATCAATTTGCGGTGATAAAGTAATATCTCCACCTATTCCACCAACTTGCAATGTACCTAATGTACTATTAACATATGGTTCTCCGAATGATAATGAACCAGATTTGTCTGCCGTTGAACCTCTTCTAAATTTAAGTGCCATCTATTTTGTATTTAATTCTTTTTATATTATATAAATATTGTTTTTGTAACTATTGATTTAATTATCCAATTGTTTCCAAATACTTCCATTCCAACCATAGAAATGAAAATCAGTTGTGTTAAAATATAACGAACCCGATTGAGGTGATAATGGAGCCGATGAATGATTTGGTAAAGTTATCATCGAACCATTTCCATTAAAATTTAATGAACCTGTTATTGAATAAGAACCCGTCAATTGTTTAGAGTTTTTCCAAAGACTTCCACTTTTTACTAATAAATCACCATACGATGCATCAGTAGAAGTATCTATTACATTATGTAATTCTTCTAGTTCCGCGCCATTATCTACTCTAACATATATTGAACCATTATTAGATTGTACTCTTAATACCTCTCCTAATCTTACACTATGAGATGGGGGTGTTGGAACAGTTGTTGTAAAAGCTCCATTTGCCCCCAAATAAATAAGTTGACCGGTAGTCATTCCTTGTGTATTAACTCCTACTAATACACCTTCGGTAATTACCATTCCAAACGCATCATTTGCAATAGTTTCAGTAGCTATTCCTAAAGTATTAGCAGAACCCATTTCACTACCCCAACTAGCGGTTACAATTAGAGGATTATCACCAACTGAACCGGTGATTCTAACTACCATTCCTTTATCAATTTGATATCCAGATGAGTTTTTACAATAAACATCCGTTTGAGTAGTTCTAAATGAAAAAGATGATGTTGGTACTTGCTGAGATGCACTATATGCCTCTAAAACATCTAATCGAGTATCTAATGATCCAGATGTTGTTATATATGATGAAGTAAATGTGTTAAACGAAGAAGTTTGTAAAAATCCTAAATTCACTATTTGTATAGAACCTGATACCACTCCTCCTGCTCCTCCTAAATCATTAATTCTACTATCCACCGAAGAACTGAAATTCATTACATTTCCAATACCTACTATACTTCCACTATATCCATTAGAAGTTATTATACCAACTAATGCATCGTTTGCAACTACATAAACTCCATTATTTGTTGGTAGTAATTGAGATGTACCAGTGCTGTTTGCAATCCAAGTTATTTCTCCTGCCGGTGTTCCTACTAAAGGTTCGTTTTGGAAATCTAAAATATAAACTTGTGAACCCGTTTGATGGTCATTTATTGCATTGAAATCGGGTATATTGTAATCATACCCATTATCAGGCAAACCATCATCAAATGCTATATTAGTTAATTCACTACCATCTCCTTTGAAAGCTCCGGTAAAAAATGATGCGGTTATATTATAATCTACTTCTAAATTACTAAGGGATGCATCCGAACCACTTACAATGACTTTTTTCCAATTTGGCATTTAATACTACAATTTGAGATTAGTATCGTTGGAAAAAAAGGGTTGGATAGAATATAAGAATGACACACTATGGTGAGTACCCATTATGAGTCTTTTTAAATAAATCTTCTTCTATCGCGGTTGGTTACAATCTTTACGAATGCCCACTTCCCTTTCGGGCCAACAATATCAACAATAAATATTATAATTATTTTTATTAGATAAAAAAAAAACAATAACCTTTTGGTTATTGTTTCTTCTCTAAATATCTC